GTTTTGGGAAGTTCGCCTGCGGGTCGAACGAGACGTCGGCCACTACGGCGTTGTACGGCACCGGCTGCGGTAGGCTACTCAAGCCCTTGACGAAGACACCGAACTCGCCCAGCGACGCTGGCGGAGTCTTCAGCTGGTACAGATCGCCAACGCCAAACTGGCCGTTAGGACCCGGGGCCAGAATCGCCATGGTCTTGCCATCGGTGCACGCCTTGATCTTCGCGCCAGTCAGTTTGTTGGTCTTGCTGCCCCACTCGTTCATCGGGCAGGTAGCGCACGAGTTCGCCTGACGCTTCGGCGAGTCCATACGTGGAGTGATGCCGTCATCGCTCGAGCAGTCCGGCGCGGTGTTCTCGCCCTGGTCCGGGGTCCACTCTTTTTCATACCACGTCTTCGTCACGCCATCGTTGGCTCGGACGATCACCAGCTGAATGTTCAGCGTCGGGATGACCATGGTTTCGGTGCCGCCAACGATCAAGCGGAAGCGCGACTGCTTCAGACTGATGCGGTTGACACCGCCGCCACCGGTACCGACAGCGGCGCCACTGTTCATCGCGGCGACTTGTTCCGGGCTCATGCCCAGCTGGGTCAGAAACGCGGGGGCTTGGCCTTGGCCAAAGGGGATCATGTTGTTCATACCTACCTCATGGTTCACGGAAGTGTGTTGGGTGTATCAAGCACGACGGACGCGGACGACTCGCTCGCGACTGAAGGTGACGCCGGGCGGCAGTGCCCCGTCGTGTGTTTCGATCCACTTCTCCAAGTTGGTATTGGAGAGGCGGGACTGGAGCAAATCGATCTCGCCGGTCTGGAGCACCCAGGCGCTGAACGCAGCTTTGTCCGGGATGGCGGAGCGGGCTTGCGTGCTGGTGAAGACGGTACCGGCGGGCACCTTGAACGAGTCGGCGCCCATCTCTTTCAGCTTCTCGGTCAGGAACGCTTCACCGGCAGCGAGCTGTTCCTCGAGTAGAGTAGCCTCGTCCTTGTGCTTGGCAGACAGCGCGTCACGTTCGTCACGCAGACGGATGAACTCGGCCACGGCCTGAGCAACCACAGAGTCGACCGGCTGGGCCTGCTGCTCGATCACGGCGGTCTGCGCCTGAGCATTCACCCACTGGGTGTACTCGTTGAGCTTCTGTCCGGCGACGGTCGGGTTAGGGTACGGCCCGAACTGCTTGGTGAAGGTGACGTCCCAGAACCAGAACTGGCCCTGCTGGTCCATGAACCGCGGATCGCGGGCCGGTGCGTTGATGTCTTGCATGGCTGAAACCTCAGATAAGGTGTGTAGTGGCTATACTATCAGTTGTTTCAACTGTGTCAACTTAATCCGAGTTCTGATTTAAAAAGACTTAGAACCGAGTCCTGAACGTTCTGCTTCGTCTTCAGGGCTTGGTACAAGTTCTGTTCCATCATCGTCGCTGCCAGCATCACCACGGTCATCTTGTGCTTCTGGCCCGGTCGGTTCATCCGGTTGTTGGCCTGCTCGAACAGATCCAGACGGTCGATCGGGGCGTACCAGATGGTCGTGTCGGCTTCCGTCAGCGTCAGGCCGTGGGCCGTGGTCTGCGGGTGGGCCACCAGTATGCGCGGGTGCTGGGCTCGTTGGAAGTTATCAAAGATGACTTTCCGCTCGGAGTCGCTGGTGCGACCGTCGACCTTCTCCACGCTCCAGCGTTTGCTCAGGTGCTGGGCGACCTTGTCCAGGGCGTGGGTGACCGGGACGAAGACGATGACCTTGCGCGCCGCTTCCTCGCAGACTTCCTCGCAGACAGCCAGGCGGTCGCTGGAGTCGATGGAATAGCCGACGCCGTGCTCGTCGTAGATCGAACCGACGCACACCTGGCGCAGCTTGCCCATCTTCACCGCAGCGTTGGCGGCGGTGATCTCCACGCCGCGCAGGTTGGCCACCATGGTGGTGATCATCTCTTTGTACATCGCCACCTGATCGGGGCTCAGGCTACACATCCGGGTCTGGAACGTCACCGGCGGCAGCGAGATGCACGCCTCTTTAGTGAACCGGATACCCGGCTGAAGAATGTCGTACGCCTTCTCGTAGGCGTCAGGCTTCGGCACCCACTTGTAGGTGGTGATCTGGGTCATGACCTGGTTGCGGAAGTGGGTGTAATACCGCGGTACCACGCGGTTGCCATGCAGCAGTTTGGCCAGGCCCCAAGCGTCGGTCGGCTCGGCGGGGCACGGTGTCCCGGTCATCAGCCAGAGCCAGTCGGTAGGGCGGACGAGGTCTGCGAACAGCTTGTGGCGTGCGGTCTCGGCGTTCCTGAACTCGGAGGCTTCGTCCAGGATCCACAGGTTAATGTCTGGGCGCTTGCGCAGCTCGTCGGCGATAACCTTCAGCCCGTCGTGGTTGATGATGTAGAAGTCCACGTCGCGCTTGAGCTGCTTCAGCCGGCGCTCGCGGCTGCCGGTCAGTACCGCCGTGGTCCGCTTGGACATGAAGTGTTGGGCGACTTCGTTCTCCCACACGGAGGACAGCGTCGACTTGGGGCAGACGATAATCGCCTTGCCTACCTGCTTCTGTTCCATCAGGTAGTCGGCGGACCATAGCGCGCTTAGCGTCTTGCCTGTGTTGCCAGTGGCGAAGATGCAGCCATTACGGCGCAGCAGCAGGAATGTGCTGGGTACCATAAAGCAGTATTTGAAGCCGTCGGGTGAAGGCTCACGCCACACTGTTTCCGATTTCTTGCCATCGTTGGTGCCGCATAAGTACAGCAGCGCGGCTTCGCTTCGGGCGTGAACGACGTAACAATCCGCCCGCCCCTCGCGACGGTCGACAGTAACGCTGGCGGTCCGACCTGAAGCTGCGAACGCGTACTGAACGAAGTCCGCCGACGCCTTGCTGGTGCTGAAAAACTCACTGCTGTCGGCCTTACGCTCCGATCCATCCCAGTGGACGCACTCGTCCGCTACCACAGCCAGCTGCTGCGCAGTGGCTTCCCAGAACTCTGACCCGAATTCTTTGGTGCGTACCGGCGCGAGGAAAGAGAAGACCATGAACCCGGTGGCCTTGGACGGGCGGGCGTACGCTTCGACTCCGGCGCTTGCCAGCAGGTCGCGCAGACGGTCGATCTTGCGCTGCTTCTTGAGGCGTACAGTTACCCGATGCGTCCCGTTCGGGAAGTGCCCGTCAGCGATAACGGCTACCTGTAGACGCAGCTGGTCGTCGGTCAGCGCTAGGCCCGGAAGCGTAGTGTCAGCACTGAACGTGGTAATGAACCGACCCTTCCACCCGTAAGCCGCTTCGTGGTGTGAGGCTTCCACTTGGTGGGCTTGGGAGACAGCCGTCTTGCCGGTGCTGCCGACGTAGAGCACGCGGTGTTCCGGCGACAACAGCTGGTCGACGCCTCGGCTGGTCTTGAACCGAATCATTTCCGGGCATGGCTTCTTGACGTACTCGGTAGGGTCGACGAACTCAACTGCGCCCGACTCGGGTACGTACTGCGCTACCTTGCCCCCCGCGTACTGGTCGATCCGCTGCCACCCCGTAGGTGACAGATACTCAGTCGCCGCGTCCACACATCCCATATCGTTGAGGCAGATGCCGCGAGGGTTCAATGTGAAGAACTCGGCGGTGGTGACCTGGTGCTCGAACGGCTTGTGCGGGTGGCGGATGGGGAAGTCGTAGAAGTAGCGGATCGGCGACGGGGCGGCGATGCCCATGTTGCGAAGCACCCGCGCCTCGTCCAGCCCGAAGAACACCTGAGTCCATGTCATGCCGTTGGCATCAGGTACGGCTCGAGCCTTGGGCACCACGCTGGTGACCCGGCCCGGGTCGCGCAGGGCGAGGATCAGGCTTTTAGATTCCTTGTGGACGTGCATGTCTCACCAATCAGTTGTGCTGTGGTATTCTGCCGCTCTGGGTTCACGGCCCTTTAACCCGCTTGGTCTTCGAGACCGGCGGGTTTTCTATTTTCGTCACCCCGGTACCGTCCATACGGACAGCCAGGTGGTGTGTGCATACGTCCTTGTCGTTGATCACGGCGATGATGCGCCAGCCCGGAGCGTCTAACCACTTGGTCAGCAGATCCAGGTTGCTCTCATTGATCACCATCGCGCTGCCCATGGAGGCGCCGAGCTTTTCCAGCCGGACACGCTGCAACGCCGAAACCTTCCAAGTGCCTGCCTTGGTCTCGACCCCGCCATAGTGCCCGTCTGACTGGCGACAGCAGCGAAAGTCCGGTGCACCGTTGGTGCCCATCGAACTCGCTGTGTTGCCTTCGTAGAATGTACCATGCGCCCGGAAGTCGGCACGCACTTTTTCTTTCACTTTGCCTTCGGGGGTTGTCGCCATCAGTACCCCTCCAGCTCCATACGCAGGCAGAAGATCGCGTAGTCCAGCGGCAGCTTGCCGTCGCTGCGCACACGCGAACGGATCACCGACGTGAACCGGTCCTCCCACTCCGCGCTGAACTCCTGCTCCGCACGCAGGGCGGCCACCGCGCGGCGGATGTCCTGCATGTCGGTCGGCTTGATCGTGATGCGCATAAGTCCCTGGATGTAGTGCTGCCACCCCATGGCCTCTCGCGCCCGGCGCCGCTCACGGCTGACAAGCCAGCGGAACGTGCCGATGGCTATCATGCCCAGCAGGAAGGCGATGGCTATTACTTCCCAGCAGCGGTTCATTTGTCCTCCAGCGCGTCTGGGACGCGAGTGTTCCACGTTTCCGTAGCCTTTTCTTTCTGGTTCACGCCGAAGACTATAAATAGGCCTGAGCCAGAGCAAGGGCTGCCCTCTGCGCAGGTTATTCCGAGCAACCCTTCTCTCTCGGATAGACGCACCTCTGACCCGCAAAAAGGACAGGGCTTTAAATTACTCATCTTCTCCCCTTGCCGTGGAACTCACAGCGCTTAACGTCGCACCACTTCTGGCACAAACCGTTGGGTTTTGGTGGGAACACGCCGCGGCGGTAGGCGTCCTGCAACTGGAGGTATTTGTGTTCGAACGTGTCCCAGTGCTGGGCGTAGTCCTCGCGGGCGTATACCGATGGTGGCGAGATGGTACCGTGTGCCAGCCAGATGTAGCCAGCACGGACCATCTGAACGTCAGGGAAGTCGGCCAGACCCAGGGCGCCGTAGAGCTGGAGCTGGGTCTGATCGTTCTTGACCTTGCCGGTCTTCCAGTCGAACACCTCGGCCTCGCCGTGGTTCGGGTAAACGATCGTGACGTCGATCTTCCCGCCAATCCAGCGGTTACGCGCCTGGTAACTCACGGCCACTTTGTCGCGACTCACCGCCGACTTGCGCTCGGCGTGGACGATGCCCCCGCGCTGCGCCGCTCGAGCCAGCACCCAGTCGCCCCACGTCTTGTACTGAGCCATGTTGCTTGGCATGGCCATCTGGCCGTTCGCTTTCAGGTACGCCTCGAGGGCGTTGTGCACCTGATCGCCGAAGGCTGCCTCGGCGCTCTGTACGTACGGCGAGTCCTTGATGATGTACTTTGCTTCGTACTGCCGAGGGCACGTCTCGAACACGTTCAGCGAGCTGTGGGACTGGGGGAAGATGTACGGATCAGGCGGCGTGATGTCGCGCAGCGGAAGCACCGCACGCGGATCTGGCAGCGCCGTGGCGGCGGGGATCACAACCACGTGCAATCCGTAGGTTTTGGCGACGGCGATCATCCCGGCGGTGCCCTTGCTCTGGCCGTCCCAGATCGCGATCAGGCCGCTGTTCGGCTCGTCGCTGGCGTAGACCGCCATGTCCCCGTTACGGATGTGCCCGGCACCTTTGCCGAGGCGGTCCCAGTCGGGGACGAACGTCTTCAGCGGGATGCCGAACTCTTGCGCCAAGCGGTTGCCAAGCTTGTCAGCGCCACGCGCATCGCCCGTGATGATCTCGTCCGGGCGCGGCATCCCGCTGGTTTGAGCGAAGTGTTTCAGGGCCGCGTAGTCCGCCTCGGTATCGGCGGTACGCGAGCCCGCGATGATCAATCTCATGCTGGATCCCTCACTTGGTTAATTTTAGCCCGTGTGGCCGCTGCCTTACTGGTCAGCCGTTCGCGGGTCACCGGACACTTCACCGTCTTGATCAGCGTGTCGAACGTCTCCAACGCCTTCGTCAAGCCCAGGCGTAGCCGGTCGTTGCTGTTCGGGGAAATGTTCTTCATCAGAAAGCCCTATCCTGCCGAAACCAAAGTCGGCCCAAAGAGATTCGCGAGCACCGCAATCGCAGCACTCGCGTATACGGAACGTCAGGTAAACGATCCAGGTGTGTTTACCCGGACAGTTTACCCCGCTGGGCGCCCAGTCCCAAGGATCTTCAGGGCTACTTGGCCTCACTGTACCGGTCACCGATCCCGCCCTCCGCTGCCACTGGCAACTGGTTCCACCACGCTGGCGCCACGCTGAATGTCTCGATCGCACGCTTCAGGCAGTGATCCGCCTTCTCCTCGCGAACACACAGCACCGCTTCGTCGTGGACCATGAGGACGACGCCCTCGCCGTGCTGCTGGTAGTTACCGAATTCGGCTTCCAGCTCCAGGGTCTGGTCTTTAACGACGCTGCCGGCGATCCACTGGCACAGGTTCTCCGTTACGCTGCCGCCGTAGATCTTTTTGGCGTAGCGCTTCTCCTTGTCGTCGTAGACCCACATCATCTCCGGGTCGCGACCATCGAACGAAAGCAGTTCCTCGCGCAGGTTCTGGTACTGGAGCGCCAACCGGCCGTTCATGGTCAGACGGTTGTGCTCGATGCGCACCAGACCCCACTGGTCCAGGTACTGGCCGCCACCCTGGTTCATCTTCTTGATCGAGTGCTGGCACTTGCGCCAGAACCCCACCACCTCGGTGAAGCGGTCGCGGTAGGTCTTGACGGTGGCGTGCGCCTCGTCGTCGTTCAGTCGCACGCCGCCCATGATCCGGGCGGCGTTCTTAAACGACTTGCCGCCTGCCTGGTACTGGAGCTGGAGCATACCGACCTTGCCGTGCTGGCGTTCCTTCTTGTCCTTTTTGGTGATCGGCCGGTTATACACCGTGGAGGCAAACGAGGAATAGACGTCGATCCCACGGCGCAGCTCGTCGACCGTATCCAGCTGGCCGGCCAGCAGGTGGCACACCCGCAGTTCGATCTGGCTGGAGTCGACCACGACGATCTTGAACCCCGGCGGCGCCACGATGCAGTCGCGCAGGCCCACCACCCAGATCTGCATCTCCCCCTTGGCGTCCTTGATATCGAGGATCGTGCCGTCGGCAACCTTCACCTGCATCGTCGGTTCGTTGTACGCCAGCAGCCGCTCGATGCCGCGGTGGGTGCGCAGCAGCGCGCCGGTGGGGGTCTTCTTGTTGACGAACTTGGTACCGCCCATGTTCTGCATGTTGATCTTTTGCGAGTTGTGGACCAGCTTGCCGTTCGCCGAAAAGCGATGGCGAGGTCCGCAGTTGACGATGTCATACACGGGAACTTGCATACTTTACCCACCCCTTGATTTCTTCCATTGTTCTGCCCTGCTTGAGCATGGCCCGGAGCTGCGAATCCGATAGGTCAGGCCGCAGCATCTTTGCCTCCGGTAGCCCGGGCAAAGCGTTCTTGTAGCGTCGTTTGTTTCTTGCCTGCTCGGCGCGGGTAGCCCAGCGCAGGTTGCCTGGCTCGTAATGACGATCGTTGTCGATACGGTCGACAGTCATACTGTCCCCCGGTAGGCCCAAGTTCGTCTCCACCCAACGGGTTGCTGCTTCCACCGACTCGAAACAGAACCTGATACCTCGACCGCCGTAGTTCACATATGCTTTGTTTCGTTCATTACGGCAGCGGTCTCTGGCGCACGACATGACTTTGCTCAGTCGCTTCTGTTCCGGCGACCATTTGCGGTGTTTCTCCGCGTTGGCTGCGGCTCCCTTCTTACCGATCTCGCGGAGTCGCGCCAGCGCTGAGCTGTGATCTGCCGATTCCCATTTCGAGGTAGAAGCGCAAGACCGGCATTGCGTCTGCCCCGCGCGCAGTTCGGTGTACAGTACAACCAGTTCAGCACCGCACTGGCACCGGCACTGGGCGGCCCAGTGCCGCCCCTTCTTAACCTCGCCGCCAATCGTTAGCTTTCCCACTGTCGGGTGCTGGGCACGCCACAATGCTCGCTCCTGAGCTTTTCGCTTTATCCAGTCTGACCGTGGTGCCCGCGTCGATGAAGACTGGGTGACACGGTGTTCCAACAATCCCGTCATGCTCGATAACCTCTGAGTAACCTTGGAACTTTACGCCGTCGTGCGGTACGAACTCTTCCCCGTCCCACACCAAGTCGTCGTATAGAACGTCGACAATGTTTTTCTCGATACTCCCAATCATCGGATGGTAGCAAATGACTTTTGTGTCCGCAACAAGACAACCCGCCAGCCGGTCGGTGTGGGTCTTGCCGTAGGACAGCGGCACCGGCAGCAGGCCGCGTGAGGCGATACCACGGAACCGCTCGACGCGGGACTCGGCGAGGGTCGACTTCACGCTCAGGCGCGCCGCTGCCAGCGCCTGGATGTCTTCGGCGCCCTCAGGGTCCGACTCGTCCTCGAAGTCCAGCAGTGCTTCCATACCCTCGTCGGTTTTGGCGAAGGCGTAGACCATCTTGCTCTGCTTGACCGACCACTTCATCGGCGGCTCGACGTCGTACTGCTTCTCCAGCACCTGCGCGAGGATCTTGTCCTGACGCAGCACCTTCTGGGTGGCGAGCATACGATCAGGGCCGGCCGGCACGTTGAGGATTGTTGCCACGCGTTCCATCAGGCCAGCCTTGCGCACCTGCATGTCCTGCGCCATCAGGTCCAGCAGCGGAGCGTCCAGGGCCAGGCGAGGCTGGGCGAACATCTTCGTGCACAGGTTGGCCATCCACATGGACTGCGGCGGCATCTTCGGCGACATCAGGTTGTAGAGCGCCCAGCACAGGTCTACGTCGAGGTTGCAATACTGGCCATACTGATCGATCTGCCACTGGGTGAAGTCCAGCCGGCGCTTGTTGATCGCGTACTTGACCTCCTGCCCCTTGGGCGGCAGGCCGTAGAACATCGCGACCTTCTCGAGGCTGGCGCTGAACTGCTTGCCGTCGGCGGACTTGCCGCCGTGGATCGCGCGGGCCATCTGCATGGTGCAGGCGTAAGCGGCGGGCCGGACGTGCAGGACTTCAGTCAGAATCAAAGAATCAAATTCCGACATATTGTGTCCGATGACGAGGATCTTCGACCAGTCCAGCGACTGCGCCACAGCGCGCAGGTACTCGAGGGTGCCGGTAAACCAGCGGGTCTCGCCGTCGCCAGGCTTGAGGCTGAAGCCTATCAGTTCGAAACGTGGGTCGCGGATGTACTGCTCAGGGGTCAGCCAGGTCAGGCTGTATTCGCCGCCAGCCTTGTCGGTGTAGAAACTTTCTGCGTCAAAGGTCCAGGGGTAGAGTTGGGTCATCTAATCCGCTCCCGCAAGGAGGTCAGCGCCACGATCATCGTCAGGCAAGCGCCCAACATAAAGAACTGCGGCGCGGGAAGTGGGGAAGCGATACCCACTACCATGATGGTCAGCAGGGCAATCAGTGCGCTTATCATGATGTCCATCATGGTGTCGGCTCCGCTAAAGGGTCGTGGTCGATCCAGCCCAAGTTGATGGCATTGGTCAGGTTGGCCAGAACAGTCTTGCCACCTTCGTAGCCGGGCTCGTGTTTGAACGCATAGTTGCCATTGCGCACCGAGTTGATAACGGCACGGGTGACGCCGGCCAGACCTGCGATCTGGTCGTCGGTGAAGCCTGCGGCAGACAGGCCGTTGTAGGCTTTGGCCCAGTCGGTCATGGTGGATCTCCTAAACGAAAACGGGTGCCGAGTATAATAACTGGACACCCGTATACAATCTACCGCTGTTATTCGGTAGGTTCTACTGGAGGCGGAGCGATGTAAGCCGGCGCCGCATGGCCAACCCAAGCTTCCACCGCCCCGTCGTCATCGGTTGCGTCGTGGTCTACCGGCCGCCTGATATCGAGGACTTTGTTACCTTCGGCGTCCTCGCGTAACACACAAGCAATGGTCTCTTCGCTCGCAACAAGCCCGTCAGGACCAGTGCTAATGCTCCTTGGGATATTCACGACAGTCGTGATTTTCTCGGGTTTCTTCCAGTCCACGTTATGGCCGATAGCAGCCAGCCGCTGGAAGACATGACTCACACAAAGCGCTTGGTACAAGGCGTCGTCGAACGCGTTGTGCGCCACCAGCTCGCCGCGCTCTGGCAGGAACTGCTTGAAGTATCCGGTGAACGTGCGCTCGTCCTTCCATTGCCAGTACGCGAACGGCGGGGCCAGCTGCATGCCCTTGTACGCCGAGTCCAGCCACTGCTCGTCCTTGCTGCCGCGCGCCCACAGGACCAGCTTCGGGAACTCGCCCTCGGGGATGTCCTCGCTGAAGCCCAGGTAGTCGCTCAGCTCACTGAGGGCCAGGCGCAGGTTGACCCGGGAGTCCTTGTTGACGTCGCCGAACACTTCGTCGCGCGCTGCCTGTGACTGCTTCATCCACCAGTTGACGGTGCTGGGGTCGATGTCCCCGCCGCCGATGGCGTGGGCGATGTCGATGATCCGATAGAAGCCGTCGTCGGTCTGCTCGCCGGTCTTCGGGTCGAAGGCCACGGCGCCGATGGACAGGATCAGGGCGGTGGGTTTGATGCCCAGGGTCTCGAGATCGATCGAGACGTGGCGCGGGCCTGTCGGTACGGTTGTATCGCTCATTGGTTGTTGCTCCGGTCTATTTCCAGTGATACGACGACAGCGATAGGGCTGTCGAAGAACTCGGTTAACATTTCTTCGTCGTACGTTGACTCGCTTGTCAGCGTGACCTGGAAAGCGAAGTACGTGCCGTCGTGGTACTGGGTGATCCACTTCGTGTTAGCTACGCTCTCGTCTCGGAACGTCACGCCGTCGGGCTGTATATCCCATCCCTTGCCGGCCATCCATTGGATCTCGTCACGGGTAAAAGCCATTAGGGTTCTCCCCAGTTTTCCAGCTCCGCGTGGACATACGCCGACACGGGGTCGACGAACAAAGGACCTCTCCAGTACCGCCCAGCAGGCCCGCCGGTGCTGTGGATAGCGGACCACTGTTTGGTTGCCCGATCGCGGTCGATGTACTGAGATAGGTTCCTCCTCGTCCAGTACGAATTGCTCGGTCGGTGGTACCGGGTAAACCCGGCTTTGCCCAGGAAGTTGATCTCGCTGCGCTTGATCCTCACGGCCGCCCCCACCCTGCCAGTTCGGCGTTCACGTACGCGGTTATCGGCGAGTCGAAGCCCGCTTGCCCGATCCGTACGTTAGTCTGCGCGTACCGGTCGAAACGTCTCGTAACCCACTCCCATTGCAGCTGTCCGCTCACTCCCCAGTCGGTGTACTGCGCGATTCTTCTGGTAACGCCTAGCCCCGGTCTGGCCGTAAAGCACAGCTTTTCCTTGTTCCATTCGAAGTCGCGTTCCTGCATGAACGCCATGGACTCGTCGTCCGGCCACCAGTACGACCCGCGAGCAACCATCTCACACGTCCGACAAATCACGCCACGCCAGGAACACCGGGTGCCGAGGTTTATCCTTGACGCCCACCGGGAAGAACTTGTATTTCGCCAGCCTGCCGATCAGCTGGTCTCGGCTCTGCCAAAGCACGGTTCGCTCCAGGTGCGTGAAGCCGGTACCGATCTCGAACTCGACGCCCTCCGGCGTACGACAGATCAGCGCACCGAGCATACCCATCGGCACCAGGTTTGCCTTGTGACTGGAGCGTTCAGTTTGGCCCAGCGCGTTGGTGGTCGCCGGGTTGCTGTTGTGCATCAGCTCGTAGAAGCCGATCACCACAGCCTCGGCGTCCTTGAAGCGCTTGACCTTCATCTTCCCCTGCTCTTTCGCCGTGCTGCGACCGTGCTTGTAAAGCGCGTTGGGGTTGCAGACGATCACGCCCTCGTAGCCAAGTGTAAGCTGCTCGGCTTCGAACGCCGCCAGTTCTTCAGGGCTACGGATCAGCTTTTGCTCCAGGATCTTGAACCACGGGTGGAACGCTTGCAGCGCGCTGGTCTGAGTCGCCAGGCGCTCGGCCCTGTTGTAGAACGGACCGGGTACCGGGTCCACATAGTCGAACACGTAAAACGTGAAGTCCGGCTGACCCTCGCGAGTCATCACGCCCGACGTGGTCTGGTTGATACAGTCGTGGGCCATCGGGCTGCCCACCACCAGCTCGCCGTCGAACACAGCGGGCAGGTTCGCCGCCTTGATCGTCTCGCGGATATGGTGGTTCTGGACGTCCTTCAGGGTGCGAGTCAGCGGTACGCCGTTCCAGACCGTGGCGCGTATGCCGTCCAGCTTTGGACTGGCGTACACCGGGAAGACGATGTCGTCCGGGGCGTCGCAGGCCAGGTTAGGTTTCTTCGGTTCAAGCCTGCTCATAATGAATGTTCTCCTCGTCCAACAGGCCTTCCAGGTACTCGACGCGGGTCATCTCGTCGCTGTTTGACATACCTGTCACGGTCAGCCCATCGATGGCTTTCTTTTCTGCGAACGCAGCGCCGACGGTGTGTAGCCACGGCTGGGCAGCTTCGGGGTCGTCGATACGAACGACGACGGTGACGAACTTAGGTTTGCTGGTCTGGGTCATGCTGATATTTCCTCGGATTAAAATCGCAATCACCGCTGCCATACCGGTGCGGTGAACCCCTGTCTCCCCACGCCATACCGGTGCAGGTGCACATGTTCTTACGCCAGGGGCGGGCGACGTATTCGGCGTTGACCGTGGCGTTCTTCCCGCACAGGGTGCACTTGTCGCCCTCAAACCCCTTGAAGCGGTGGCGACAAGGGGTCGAGGTGCAGCGCATGTACGTAGGCTTGTTGGTGCCTCTAAACCGACTTGCCATCGGTCTGTTCTACCACCGACGTGAAGCCTTCGGCTGCTTCCTTATGGGCGGCGTTGATATCGCCAGCCGGGGTCTGCGCTGGCTGCATGGCTTGCGCCGCCTGCTGCGCCTGAGCCTGAACTACGTCGTTGAGACGCTTCAAGCCGGTTGCTGTGGCGACGGCCCCGATCATCTGCGGCGGGATCGCCTGTACTCGCTCAGGACCCATGATCTCCATCCCGAGCATCTGGATCAGCGCCAGAGAGAACACATTCAGCTGACCTTCGTCACAAGCGGCGATGACGTTCAGGCCGCCTTCGACCTCGCCGTTGATCGCGATCATCAGATAGCTGTCCTTGCGGTTCAGCACGCCCTCGACATGCTCACGGCTCTGCGCGTGGACTTCGTCGCGGGTCGGTTCGTTGGTGACGTCTGCCACTGGGATCAGTTTGTCAGTCATTGCCTTAGTTCTCTTCTACGCCGAAAGCGGCTTGGGGTTGATGGTGCAGGGTTGCCCACACCAGGTTATTAACGATGACGCGGACATCTTTCTTCGGGTTGCTCTGGGCCATCATCCAGCTGATGTCGCGCACCGGCACGTTGGAGCCAGTAACCACGAGGTCACCGTCGGACCAGCACACCCGACCGCGCGGGGGATCCATCAGCGGGGGCCGGGGCGGGAAGCCCAGGTAGCGCATGGTGTTGGTGATCCGGGTTTCCATACGGACGGTGCGGGTCTCCAGTCGCTCGAGCAGGTCCAGGATACGGGCGATCGGGTCACGACTGTCGTGATATGGCGCTTCGAACTCCGGTACGCAGCCTGTCTGCTGGCGCGGGCCGGTCGGTGCGGGTTGGGAATGCATCTTTTCCACCACGCCTTTGTAAATGTCAGGTGCCGGGATAGAGCGAACTTGCCGCATGCCCTCCGCCGTCTTGTCCATGGTGGTCAGCAACGGAACGGCCGGCTTCCGTGGCCCGCTCAGGACGTCCTTGGCCGACAGCGTGCCGGACAGCAGGCCTTTCAGTTCGGCCTCGACTTCCTGCTCATGCTTGGATTTGATAGTCATTGCGCACCCCCAGAGAAAAAGTCGATCAGCCCGGCGTTCATTTTCATGGCGGCGTCATACGCCTGGCGCCGGGTGGTCTTGTTGTGGCGCAGAGCCTCAGGCTCGTGCACGCAGATGTTGTTCACCAGCTGGTTCGTCAGGTCGGTCAGGACCGGGTCGCTGGTGATGTTCAGTGATGGCAGGATGTCAGCCAGGTCGCGGGCGTTGGTGATCAGGCTGTCGCGGAACACAGCGTCTTCGGCGCCGAGACGGTCCATCAGCGCTTCGGTGACCTTGAGCACGCGGTTGAAGGCGTCGGTCATGCAGGTTTCGACGGCGCGGGTGGTGCCCTGCTCAATCGACTGGCGGATAGCTTCCACTTCGGCCTCGCCAATATCGCAGCGGAAGTCTTCGCCCCGTGGGATCGGCATCACAACGGTTTCCATCGAGAACTTGGCGGACACCACGGCTGTGCTGGGGTAGTCGGCCTCGTTGAACAGGCTGCCCAGCAGCCGCTTGGCTTCCTCGCGCAGCGCCGGGTATTCGACGACGAACTTCTCGACCTGGATGTCGAACTCGTCGCGTAGGGCGGAGATCTCGGCCATGTACTCGAGGTAACCAATGTTGGACAGGATGCGCGGGCCGGCGTCCGACCACGGCAGCGTGCGACGGTAGTGCGCGGCGCGGGCCTTGGTGGCGATGGTCTTGATTTCTTCGAGCGCCCCACCTTCTACCAACGACTTGTAGTAGGTGCCCTTGCTGCTGGCGACATTGTGGGTGGTAGCGACTTCGGCGGCGGCGCGCTTGTCGACTTTGCGGGCGGACCACTGGGTAACGTTCAAGCCGACCAGCATTGCGTGGCCGTGGATGCGAGTTTCGTTTGTCATCTTAGTTCTCTTTCAAAGTGCGGAAGTGTGTAAGAGCTATATATCAGGCTTTATTATTACTTAGTTCTATCTCGAGGGCAAGCATTGCACCTACATGGGAAGGAAATGCAACCCCCTCCATGAACCACTGCCAGTCTAAACCGGTGCGGGTCTTCTCCTGAATTGTCCAGCCACCACAGAAGCCGTTAAAGCAAACGCGGTACTTGGTGGTTTCACGCCAAGGCTTAGGCCTAGGAAATTTTATGCCCGGCGATGCGGGGCGCACGACCACAAACCACTTCTCGTACAAGCCCACGCCCGACGCCGACATGTTCACGCAGAACCACCCGTCTGGCATGACCAGATCGGTCAGCGATAGGGGTGTCATACCTGGCTGCCGTTTACGCTCCGCATAAACGCCTCCATCTCGGCCTGTTGTTTCGGCGAGACGTTTCCGTCCCACGGCACTGGCTGCTGGAAAGAGCTTATCTGTCCCAGACCACCGTACGGCACCCCAGCAGCGACGTGCTGTGGGTTGAGTGCCGGGCCTTGCCACGTCGGAGCCGCTGGACCGGTGGGCGTAACCGGCGCCTGCGGGTAGAACATCTCCCCCGGCGGGTTGTTCGCTACCTCGATCTCCCACCACGCAGCGACAGCCAGGGCGTCCGTAAAATAAGGCTCGCCGCGCATCAGCCTCATATTCAGGTTCACCCGGTGCACGGGCACCGACATGCTGTGCATCCACACCAGCCGCCCAGACATCGCGGTGGGCACGATTGCTGTGCTCGCACGGATGAACATCAGCTCTTGCTCGGCGTGGGCCACCATCTCGTAGCCCAGCTCATGAAGGGCCCGCAGCGACTCCCATCCGTCTTCGACGGTGTCGCTGAAGCGCTTGGTGTACGTTTCGATCTGGCTATGGGCGGGCATTAACACGGTCCTCCAGGTTTGAAAAGTCGAGTTGAGCCGTTTCGTCGATCACGACAGTCGTGAACTCTTGTCCCATGAACGCCCGACGGTAGTCCTCCATCATCTGCTGCGCGGCGGCTTCGTTGTTCACGAGGTCGCTAATCGACTGGAGCGGACGCCGACCGTTGTTGTACCCCAGGGACATCCGCACAGTTTTCGACTCGATACCGGCCCAGTCCATACCGGTAACGCGCTCTGGCTCGTTCGACTGCTCGATCTTGACGAAGGTTAAGCAGGCGTCAAATGAGCAGGATTCGAAAACGATATCTCTGGAGACGTAAGTCTCGTCGTGCAGGAGAAAGTCCAGTTTTGTCTGGTAAACCTTCCACTTAACGCCCGCTTTGCCGATGACCCGCCATCCGTTACCCCAGGTCCCACAGACGTACTCGCACACGTCTGTGCGCTCGTGTCTGTGCCACCCCTCCGGCGTCGCCGGGGCAGTAAAACCGGCGTTCTGTACACGCGGACCTGGCTGCGGAACCCAGCGCTTCTGCCATGGCTTATTCTGGTGCCTGCCCATTGCTACCTCTCCTGAAATATTCCGGCCAGTGGATGTATAGATACGCCTCCACAGCGTCCGGTGTGAGCCACGGCGACCACTCTTCGAACAGGCGAACCCGGAAGGTAAACTCGCTGCTCTCGTACTCGAAAGCAAGCGAGGACCGGGCGCCAAGTGGGTCGTCCTTGGTCGGCGAGTTCTTCACCGCCTCGCCGTTCACGTAGACCTGCGGCCAGGTCTTCTTGATGTACTCGGACCAGTCGTGGTTCGACAGACACCACGACATCGGAAACCACTTGCGGCTGTCAGCGGGTCGCTGCCCGGTGCCAGAGTTATCAGGCAGCGTCGCCTTACCCGCCCGTGGGTTGATCTTAGGCCGCATCAGATCAACCCCTCGACGTGCGCCCACGTCAACAGCGGGCCGATGGTATCGGACTTGAACGGGGCCTTACGCGGCAGGGTACTGGCGTACGTCGCAGCGGCTTCCGGCAACGACCACGTCGTCATCTCCCACGAACCGCTTGGCACACGCACAAGCTTCGCCATCTGAAGCCCGTCGACCATCTTCGACCATTGCCCCGGCGTCAGGACACTGGGCACGAAGCCCAGTGTTTTCATCAGGTCCAGCTCGTCAGCCGTCAAGTTCAACATGGACGGTGGTTCCCCATGGAGCCGTGATCCGCTTGTTGGTAATAGCCCAAAGCACTGGGAATGGGTAGTCATCTTTGCTCCCGAATGGGGTGACCCCATCAGTAAATACAATCACAGCCTGCACGTTTGGAAACTTGCGGTTGAACCACGTCAGCGCCGCTGGCATGTTCGTGCCGCCGCCGCCATGGCGCTCCAGCTTCTCGGTCACCGTTGCCAGCGACGGATGGTCAAACACCTCGTGGTGCTGAACCTTCGAATCGCAGTGAGCGACGATCAGCTTCGACGGCTTGACGTCCTCCACGGCCCCGCCGATCTCGCCCAAGCCCTTG